AAGAAAGTGTACGATACAGTCTACAAGATGGTAACCGTACACTTAAAATATTTATTGGGAGAAATGAACATTATGTACATACTGATTAGATTTGTTGTTGGATTTGTTATTGGTTATGGACTCATGTTGTTGCAGTTGAACTTATGGCAGTCGTTGGGTATGCTATGACAATGCCTAATGAACGAAGATGGGCCGTAAACAACACTCGGCAGTTCTTAGTCGATTTAATGGATCCTAAGAAGACTCCACGAGTTCCTAAAGCTATACGTAAAGAAGCATATCGTTGCATCAAGCATTACCCCGGCGAATACTACATGGATAAAGCTGCTGTTGAATCTCCTGAAGTATTTGGAGATTGGGATGCGCAATTTAGAGGAGAGAAATAATGAGTCAAGATTACCACCCAGACAGTTGGGTTGTTGTTAAAATAATAACAGAAGAAACATTAGCCTCAGATGATAAAACAACCATAGAAGGCAGAACTTACTACAAAGTATTAGCAGGATGGAGCGGTGGTTACTTACATGGTGATTCGTGGCGCCTAAACAGCGGCATTAATCTTGTATTTGACCATGAAGATGAAATTCACTTTTATGGTCACAGTGGTTCCAACTACATATGTCATAAAGAAACCTATGGGCTTAAAATGAGTACTGCTGGTATCTTTAAACAAATGCAACTAATTGGCACAGGAATAGATGGTTCTGCTAAAGTAGAGATGATGCCTGAAGATACAGATTGGAGTGCATTAATTAATGCCAACGTATAGTTATAAATGTAATAAATGCAAACATGGATTTGAAGTGTTGCAGAAAATGAGTGAAGATCCTCTCGTTAATTGCCCAGAGTGTAAGGAAGACGAGCTCAAGAAGGTTATTCAAGTCAGTGGTGGATTCCAACTCAAGGGAAAGGGTTGGTTTAAGTCAGGCGGATATTAATTTCATTTATTTCGCGCAAAGGTGTTTACATTGCCCTTTTTATGTGTTATAATACATATATAAATTAATAAAAGAGTATGTATGAAGAACGGAATAATAGGCAGGCCTGTGGAAAACCCAGAAATGGGTGTAATACACATACCTTTAATGAACAAAGAAATGGTTGATTTAGCCCTTTCCAGAGATGATACTGCATGGGATACACTATGCGATATATTAGTGAAACATGGTTTCATGGACATCAGAGGAAATATGCACGTTGATTGGTTAATAATTGATGGCGTAAAAAGGGTATTTCACTAATGATTAGGAGTAACATGAAAGAAAATATAATATTAGTTGATTGTGATGGTGTCTTATGTGACTGGGAATACTCATTTACGCAGTGGATGCACCATCAAGACATTCCAACAAAGAACATTGGCGAGTATGACATTGCCAAGAGGTTTGGGTTAGTCAAAGGTGTGGCCAAGAGATTAGTCAGACAGTTTAATGAGTCTGCAGCGATTGCATTCTTGCCACCTTTAAGAGATGCAGTGTATTACATGAAACGACTTAATATGTTACATGGATACAGATTCCATTGTATTACATCATTAAGCAGTGATAAGTATGCACAAAGATTAAGGTATCAGAACCTAGACCTACTATTCGGTAGGGAGTTATGGGATGAAGTAATATGTCTACCATGTGGCGCTGATAAAGATGACGCATTAGAGCCTTACAGAGATACTGGTTGTTTCTGGGTTGAAGATAAAGTTGCCAACGCTGAGTTAGGTGTTGAATTAGGCCTTAACTCTATCCTTGTGGGTCATACACACAACGCAAGTTATAGTGGAGACATTCCAAGGTTCCACAGATGGAAAGAAATATACAAGCATATTACAGGAGAAATGTAATGCCTATTAAGTTTAAAGAGTCTGTAACAGACCGAAAAGGTAACACACAAAATTATTACATGCAATCAACACCCACTTCTGAATTAAAAGAAGCTATGGAAAACCGTAACGTCACACCAAAGCTCAAACAGAAGATCACTAATGAATTAGTGCGTAGAAGTTGTACCAAGAGCGTCAGGGAATAAAACATAAAAAAACCTTAGGATGAGTCTAAAAGTATTATAAATAACTCTATACACGAGGAATATGTAGAATGGCAGATAATCTTTTAGACTTTGACTTTGGTTTTACCGCAGTAGATGAAAATGAATTGGAAGTGGTTCAAAGAGCACAGTCCGATTTAACTGATCTAAATCATACCGCAGAAGATGCTGAAGAGAAATTAAACAAGCTATACAATGCTATATTACCTCTACTAAGTAATCTAAAGAAAAATCCCGAAAAGGAATATATACTTTGGCCCAATAGGGTAGAGAAGATAGACCAATTTGAGAATCTAATTACGGAGATAATTAAGTAATGGCACTTGTACCAGATGGACAGCAACTTGCGATCAATAATGCAGGTACCAATCCTACAATTACACAATCAAAGAAGTTAAGTGATACAACTATAACTGTTGGTAGCACGACTTTTAATACTCATCAGGCCTGGACTTATGGCCAAGGCTTTACGCTGTCATGGACTAGGTATATTAGAAACTTAACAGGTGGTACTGTTTATGGATATAGTCCTAACTTTCTCTATGGCCAGCTGATGGGGATCGTCCCAGAGGCTGGAGTTAGTGCAGTAGGTGATGCATACAAAGCTATGTTATATTCAACCAATTCGTATAGTGTTGGAACCTCTGGTACAAGTAGCACACAATGGACTACACCATTCGTATATCCAACTCCCAGCCTCTTCCTGCAGAGCAATAATTCGCCGTGGGGTATAACTACCAATGCCGCTAGCGTGTCAACTCAATTCCCTGAAAGTACGCAGAATACTTACAGCTACCAGGCCCTAGTCAGCTTCAGGCAGGCCATGCAGTTTGGCAGCCCCTCGAACAGCATAGGCAGTTTTGGAAACTCAGGAATGAATGGCCAAAAGTTTACGTCAACTGATGGTACTAAGAAATGGTCAGTACTTCAATGCATTTGGGGTAAAAATACACAAACGACTGGGTCCTTTCCAAATATGAAAGGACCTTACTCAGGTTCACATGAAACTGGAAGTAATGCAGGTAATTTTGTATTCATGTATTTTGCAAACACTGATCCTGGCTACATCAATTATGCCGGGATGGCAGCTCTTGATGCTAGTGATTTCTTCTCTCACATAAAAATAAATGGCGGCACTACAGTATTAAGGTCACACTTGACTGGTCATACTCTCCCTGCAGGTCATAGTGCAATAGGTGGAATTCCAGCTATGATTGTAGGAGACCCGGCCGGGTTCGGCGAAGCAGGCGGTTACGGTTTTCTGTGGACTCAGTTGTCTGATTCTCAGATTGACGCTCTTGGTACAACTTCTAGTGGTTCTGTAGACTTTGAAGTGTATGGCCCGCAAACAACTGCGACTTATAATAACGGACTTGCTGAAGAATTTGGCGTCAAAAGCGGCCACGGGTCAGTGACCTCACCCTTTGCTATAGCTATGTCACATTATGTTAAAGGCGACGGCAGCAATTTGGTCGGCCCATCTCATACCGCACCTGATATTAAATCAACAGATTCAAATGTTGCTATGAGTGACTATTATGATACTAAATATGAAGCACCATTTAGCGGCGTTAATGTAACTACTGGAGTTAACCAAGACTACTACCCTGGCTATGGAGCAGGAAAGGCTGGGTATTCAGCATATTATTTATATGGTGGTGGTTATGGAATCAGGCCTGCTTATGGTGGGTTTACTCCGGGTTCGCCTACAATTACAGGCAGCAACGGCGTAGTGCATGATATTATAGAAATAGCCCACACGTACTCAAACAATGGTACTGCATTAGAGTTCAGAGTCAGGCCTCAGTCAGGAAGTACTAGTAACTTAATGTTGAGCAGCCACTTCACTAGTGTAACTTGGAACAAGCCAGGCGTGGCAACTCCTCTTACTTTGACTCCATCATCAAGCGGTTTTTCTAGAACCACAGAGACGTCATCCCTAGCAACAGGCCATCTAGTACCGAATGTTCGATTCGCCTGGACGTTAACAGCAGGTTCAAATACAGCATTTAACACATGGCGCGGCGCTGGTGGTACTAGTTCAAACTTTAACATAGTAATTACAACTTAGGAGAACTCATGTTTTTTAACAATGATACAAAACTAGATCGCGAAGCGGTCTTTGAACAACTAAAGATAGACGAAGGGGTCAAATATGAAATATATAAAGACCATCTTGGGTATCCAACATTTGGTGTCGGCCACCTCGTACTTGAAACTGACCCCGAATATGGCCAACCAGACGGAACACCCATTACCGAAGAAAGAGTCTCAGACTGCTTTGATAAAGATCTCGACACCTCCATCTCCGAGTGTCACGCTTTATACGGCGAAGGGGACTTTGATGGATTACCCTCTGACGTCCAAGGTATACTTGTTAATATGATGTTTAATATGGGTCGTACTCGTCTGTCTAAATTCAAGAAGATGAATGGTGCATTATCAGAAGGTGATTGGAAAACAGCTGCAGTGGAGGGTCGGGATTCAAGGTGGTACAAACAAGTAACAAATCGGGCAGAGAGATTGATGTCAAGACTAGAGCAAGTATAGATACTATTCAAGTTAAAGATATATCGTACTTCCGAAGAAATCAAGAAAACTACTGCCCAGTAGTAACATTTGATGGGGTTACACCAAACCCCACTTATGCTTCTAAGCCCATAAGATACTAAGCCTAGTACACCAGCTTTATAAATAAGTATATGGGTGAAATATTTAAAATTATCGGCGAAGTCGGCGCACCCATAGCAGGTTCACTTGTTATGGGTTTTTTTATCTTTCTAGTTATTAAACAAATACTAGAGGGTATAGTCGATCAGATAAAAACTCTTACCATGTTCTGTAAGTCTCTTGAAAATAGAGCAAGAACAATGAGTAATGAGATAATTAAAATAGATCTGTTAGTGTCTAGTGCGCTGGATTTAAGGCCGGATACTGATAGAATTGCACGGGCAGAGAATTTCATAGAAGATGGAAAACTTGATGTAAGGAGAGACTAATGCCAGAAGTTGGACTCGCAGACTTAATAAGTCAACACGGATTTCCAATTGTTATGGCAGTTGGACTTGGTTACT